AAAGATAACATTAAAGTCCAATCTTAGATAGTAATAAAAAAACAATCCTATTTGAAAGATCGTCAGGGAGAAACTTAAGGAAGCCTAAGAAGTACAGAGCTACACAACCATAGACAAATATCTTGAGGCACATATCAAATGTCTTCTGGTATTCATTCATCGTGCAAAGCCCTTACTACCGACCACACCTTTGAGTAGTGTTACAGAAGTCCATGAGTTCATTGATACCAACAAATACTAAGAAGAGAACAAAGAAGCTACCACCTATAATCATGGCTAGTTCATTCATCTCTTGTTCTTTCTGCTTAGCCTTCTTCTCAGCCCTCTCTAAAGCTCTGAGTTCTCTGGCATCATCAATGTCCATCTGGTCTTGACGAGCCTTAATCTTATTCCAGACATCAACCTTACCAGTAGTCATGAAGAGCATCTTAAGTTCTTCTTCAAAGGCTCTGGCTTGCTCCAAAGCCATTTCAATCTGTAAGGCAGTTCCCATGTTGGAACCCTTACTCTTCTTAGTCTCAATCAGTGCTTTAGTAGCAGTTGCTTTAGCATCGAACATCTTACCTATCATAGGGGCAAGAGAACCTAGGTCATTGGCTACTTTACTAGCCTTCTTGACCATGCTGATTGCATTCTGTATACCTGCTAGAGCTGTTAGAGGATCAACGATCATTCTTGTATGCTTTCTTCCATTCAAGACACACGACAATACGAGTCTTATAGTCAGCAGCCCACTTCCATGTCCACTTAACACATCTATCTGCGTTAGGGTCGAAGCCAGCTGTCGCTATAAAACTCGTAAAGATGATGAGAAGGGCTAGAGTTAGCCTCTTCATGGGAGTTACTTTACAGGTACGGTAGACCAGTCTACACCCATTGACTGACCAAACATTCCTGTATCGCCTGACTCATTAGAAGGGCCAAAGAAGTTAGCCAGAGGCTCTACAACCAGCTTAGTAAATGCTGTAGGACTTCCAAGTTTATCTTTAGCTTGAGCTAAGTAAGTTAAAGCTTTAGCACCTTTAGGATCAGCCATGATCTTAGCCAACTTACGCTGACTTAGAATTAGACCTCCACCTGCAATACTAGCTTCAACAAAGTTATCTTTAATCTTTTGTTGTTGCTCAGGGCTTAACAAGAAAGCATAGCCAGTACCTACAGCCAGTACAGGAGCACCAATGTTAGCCACAGCAGCACCTGTACGTAGGTTAAGTCCGGGTTGTCTTTCAACAGATACTAGACCTTTCTTAGCAGCTTCATTCATAGCCAAGATAGCGTTATATTGAGGTGTACCACCGAACAAAGCTTTAAAGGTATTCTGTGTTGCTTTGTTTTGTTCTACCTGATTAGCAAACTTAAGCATATTCTCAGGTGTATGAGTAAGTGCATCAAGATAACCAATACGAAGAGAATCTAATACTTCCTTAGAAGACTTATCGGATAACTTACCAGCTGCAGCAGCAGACTTATAAAGTTGAGCAATAGGTGTTTCTTTACCTGAAGCAAACAGGAAAGCTCCTACCTCTTCAGGGTTCTTAGACATAGCTTCTTGAATAGAATCTGTCTGTAATCCTTGGATACCTTCACGATAAGTTTTAGTTACAGTACGATATTGTTTAAGAAGGTCAGGCGGTAGTGTTGTACGTGCCGATGTATCAAGTGCAGCATCAAACTCTTTAATTACACTTGAAATAGTGTCTACAGCTTTAGAGTCTTTTTCAGAACCCATAGAAGCATACTTGTCACGGTTCTCAGCAAGCCAACGTGAACGCATCTTATGAAGAGTAAAGAAGTCTACTGATGGAGGTAAACTATTCATTTCATTAAGAATAGATCGCTGACCTGCTGTTAAAGCTGCTGGACTTTGAAGTTCTTTATTAGCCCAATTCTTTACAGAAAACATAGTTACTTGAGGAGCACCACCAGTAGTAGTCTCAATCAAGTTAGTTTTAGGAACTGATGCAAAGATACCTTTATAGATAGGGTCGACAGCGTCACTAAGACTTTGTTCACCCTGCTTAATAAAGTTTTGTAGTACCTCACCTGAAGCTTTCTGAGCTGATGAACCACTACGAAGTGCTTGTTCAAACTCAGGAGTCTTGGCAAAACTAGATAAGACATCCTTTTGACCTGCTTGTAAGGCATCAGAGATCTCTTGTTGCTTCTTCTTAAAGATGTCAAAGGTAGCTGGAGTATAAACAAAACCTTCAATGGCATCGTCTATGTTACTACCTGTACGTGAAGCTAACGGTAATGAAGAACCATACTTAGTAAGGAAATCATTAGCTGCTTGATTAGCGTCTGGAATGTCTTTCTTAGTAAAGCCTAACTTATCAGCTCCAAAGCGGATAGTCTTAGCAGCTCCTTTGAGCACCAAGTTACCAGCAGCGTCCCAAGCAGCCTCTTCAAAGCCAGCTTGAGCTAGGCGATTACCTGACATAGGTTCACCACGTACAAACTGTTCAACAGCTTCTCCCATAGCTCCACCAGCACCAGCACCTAAAGTTCCTAAGCCAGCAGCAGCTAGAGGCCCAGCAGGAGCACCTGCAATAAGTCCACCTATTCCTCCGATTAAACCACCAATCTCTTGACCACCTAAGATACCACGAGGACGGTACTCAGGACTAAGTACAGACCTAGCTGTTAATTCATCAGACTTGGCAGCAGTCTGAGCTGCCTGACGTTCTGCAAGATACTTGTTAGCTGCTTGCATTTGTTCGCCTTCAACAGGCACAGTGCTCCAATCCATATTATTGAACCCCTAATTCTTGTTGCAGTTTCTGAGCCTCATCAAATTCAGCTTTAGATATAGGCTGTCCTGTCTTCTTAGCTGTCATGGCTTTATCCTCAAGGGTACGATAACGCTTAAGTTTAGAATAATTCTGACCTGTCAACAGGTTTAGATCTTTAGAGTAACGCTCAGTCTCTGGTAGCTTAGCCAGTTGTTCATAACTCTTAGTACCAGCTTCAATCTCAGTTTGCAGATCACCTAAGATACGTGCAATAGTCTTAATCTGCTGTGGGCTGCTAAACTTACTCTTAACCAACTGATCCATCTCTTTAACAGCCAATGAACCGGGGAAGTTACGAGCAATAGTCTGAAGAACCTGTGAAGAAACGCTGTTCATGTACTCAGTGTTAGACAACTTATTCTCATCGATAGGTACACCTAAGGCCGACAAAGCCTTACCAAACTGCAGTGCAGTCTCAGAGAAAGAACCTGTAAAGGTAGCTGGAAGATTAGCTTTAACTTCCTTAAGCTTCTCAATCATTGGTACTTGTGTCTTATAAGCCTCTCCAGCTACTTTCCAAATATCTGCCTTACCTTTAATGTCTTGTGTTGTACCAATCTCTTTAATGATAGCTGCAACATCAACAGGCTTATTAACTGTAGCTCCAGCTTGAGCAATACCAGCTTTATAAGCAAAGACACCCTTCTCCATCTGTTTAATTTGATCTGGTGTGTAATCACTCAGATAAGGTTTAGCTGTGTATCCTAGCTTCTGTGCTTGTACAGCATACTCAGAAGGTACTGGTACTTTCTTGGTTTCTATGTATTTAGCAAAAGCTGAATCATTAGAAGCAATACCCATAGCTTCAGAATCACCTAAACCAGCATCCTTCAACATTTGAACACGAGAACCTTTAGCTGCTTGTTCATCAACTATTTTTTGAACTTCCTGTCCAGCCTTAGTTGTTTGAGCACCCTTTAATGTAATCTCAGCTTCTTCTTTACGTGATTTCTGAGCTGCTTCATCCATAGCCATAGCACGTTGAGTTAACTGGAAAGCTGACTCAGGATCTGTAGGCTGTAAAGCTGCAGCCATGTCACGAAGACCTTTAGCTGTATTGGTATTGTACTGACTTGCAAGTTGACGAAGCATTGTAGCTTTCTTGATAGTGGGGTCTTGAATGTCCACACCAAAAGCACTTGCTAAGCCTTGTCCTAAATTAGCACCACCTTTGTAAGCCATTGAGCTAAGTTGTTGGTTTTGACCCATCTCAGCAAACTTTGCAGCCCTCTGTTCTAGCATTTGACGCTGCATTTCCTCAGGAGAAGCCATGCCTCCAAACAAACCTTGAATTGATTGTGTTGCCATTATTTATTCCTTAGAGATACTGACCTAAGTCTTGACTACCATAGTATGAGCCAGTACCAAAAGTAGTTGGTAAAGATGACATAGCTGTTTGAGGTGTTGCAGACAACCCTCTAATCAACTGACTGATAGGATCTGTTAAGCCAGCTACAGTGCCCTGCAAAGCTGCACGTTGAGCTTGGTTAGCAGTTGACTGTCCTGCTGCATATTGGTTAGCTGCTGCTTGAGCTTGTGATGCACCTAATGAACCTAATGAAGCACCTTGAGTCAAAGCATTCAAGCCTTGGTTCTCTAGGTTAATAGCTTGTTGAGCATATTGAGTGTATGGAGCAAGAGCTTGACTTTGTAAGCCAAAGCCTTGACCTGCCAAGTTTATACCGCCAGTCATCAATCCCTGACCGAATGTAGCTTGCTGTTGTCCAGCCATTTGAGCCTGTGCAGCCAACTGAGCATCCTGCTGAGCTTGAGCATTGTAGTATGCAGCCATCTGAGGATTAGTAGCTTGTAAGCCGGGAGCACCTGCAGTGTATCCTGCCATAGTTCCACCAGTGGCTAAACCTAAACGACCTTGCTGTTGCTGTTGGTTAGTCAGGTTAGCCAGTGCCTGTTCACGACCGGGAGCTAACAGTTGTTGCTGTTGAGTTATGTACTGCTGAGCTTGTGCCTCAGGTGTCTGAGCTATGTAGCCTTGACCTAAGTTAAACAAGCCTTGAGCTGCAGTGTTAACCTGTGGCTGGAATGCTTGAATCTGCTGAGCTTGACCTAAGCCAGTACCAGCTAATCCCATCAAACCTTCACGAGCTGCAGCTACATCTGGAGCTACTTGGTAGCCAGCACCCGTGAGTTGACCTGAAGTAGGGTCATACTGAAAGCCTGACTTACCAAACCTAGTAGTGATACCTACAGGACGGAACTGTGCCATCTGAGCAGCTGTTTGAGCTGACTGAGTAGCATCAGAAGCGGCTTGGTTAGCTGCGTAGTTAGTGCCTAAAGCACCTACGGCACTGGAACCTATAGTCCCAAGTAAATTTGTCCAATCAATAGCCATATTAGTATATGCCTCCATCCACGGTTGCTGTAAATGTTCCTGAAACTGTTACGTTAACAGCTGTAATAGTTCCAGTAAATGTTGGGTTAGCCTTATCAGCTTTAGAGTTAACTGCTGATTGAATAGCTGAAAACTCAGTATCAATCTCAGTACCCTTTACAAGCTTACTTGGGTTTCCTGTAGACAATGAGTCTTTGATTGCAAAATCTGTACTCTTGGTGTAATTACTCACATTAATCTCCTAGTTATCTGATACGTCCAGCTTTGACGTAGCAGTCAAGCTTTTGTAATGAAATTTCAAAACCATTAACATCTAATTCCATGCCAATCTGTAAGACATTACCTGAACCACTTGCTTGAATCTTTTGATTATCAAATACAATACCAGCTGTGTATTCACCGATGTTATATTCAGCAATACCATACTCAGCTATTGATGTACTACCTAATGCAATGGTTCTAGACTGATATGCAGCACTGAAATCAAACCCATACTTAATAAACACTGTAGCTGAGTTACCACCAATGAATGTTAAGTTAATCTTCTTTAACATCTTCAAAGATGTAGGGCTACCAAAGTCAAAGTAGTTAGTATAGTATTGTACTCTATAAGTCTCAGTACTGTCAAGGTTTGTATTATATTTTGCAATAAAACCATCTTGTCCTAACAATAAATCTTTATTGCGAGTGTAGAAGAAAGCTCTAGGAGTAATGTTATTCCAAGTTGTAGTCTTAGCTGCACCATTCTGCAGTTGACCCCTCATGTCAAAACAATAGACAGTATTAACTGTAGGTAGAGATAACAGGTAGAAGGCATCTTTGTCTGAATATACAGCTTTAATGTTAACTGCACTCTCAGAGGTTAAGTCCTCTACCAAGGCATCCTTAACATTCAAGCTTAACTCCCTCATTGGAGCTGACTTCTCTTGAATGGTACGCATCAATGAACGTACACCTGTATCTGTCAGGAAGACAATATCACTACCAGTCTTAACTACAGAGTCTCTGGCAAAGCATCCAATACCTGTAATTGAATCAGATAGTGTAAGATTATTAGGGTCTGTAGCATTGGAGTAGATAAGAATCTGTCTACGACCAAAGATAATTAAGAAGCCATTATGTGCAGCAAGTGCTGTAATCTCATCGGAACCTGCAGGCCACACCTGAGATACATCTAAAGTACCAGCTGTACCTGTACTTAATACATGACCTGCTAATAGGTCTGAGAACTGTACAATACTCTTATTGGTACTGTTGTTAGCACTCCATGTACGACCATAGGCACTAATAACACAGTTATTACTTGATACAGTACCTAAGTAACCAGTCTTCTCAGATATACGCTTATAAGTAGTTGAGCTTGTTGCAGGGTCAAACACTAAAGGATCATGTCCAGCCTGATACAGGTATATACATCCATTCAACGGAGCCATCTGCCAGTGGTCAGCTGTAATGGTAGGAGCTGTACCACCACCTCCGTAGGTCAGCTCAGACAGTGTTGTACCTACTAACTTAAATAGTTTATTATTACCAGTAGCTACAATGTATGAGTTACCTGCATTATCAATTAACTCACCAATAGCTTTTACATAATAACCTGTTAAAGCTGCCAAGGAAGAGTGAGCTGTTGACCAACCCTTCCTAGCACCTATACGTCCAAACCTATCAATGACACAGTTTTGAGCAACAGTTGCAAACCCATTGTCTAGATTGACAGATGAGTCTTGTAGGTTCAAGCCCATGAAGCCCGGAGCTTGTACAGTTGTAGTGAGTAGTTGCTCAGCCATTAGACAGCATTCCAAACTGTAGTATCTTCATAACGATTCTTCTCAATGGCAATAGCATCTGCCAGAGCTAATCTGTACATCAGATAAGCCTCTGAAGAGGTAATACCAGAGTCTTCGCCTCTCTCTGCGATGGCTCTGGAGTAGGCCAACATAGATGGCAAGTGAGAGGGAACTAAGATAGTGTCTGAGTCATTCACTAGATCCACTGTAGGTATTACCAGTTCAAACCTCAATGAATATATACCATCAGGCAGTGGATATACATCTACCTTATTATCACCACCAGCAGTTACACCATTGTAGCAGTAGTATGTTGGAGCACCACCATTGGCATTACCTAAGTAATACATACGGTTAATCCAGTCACGATTAGCTGGTTGTAAAGGATAATCACTGGTATCATTCAATACATCACTTGTGGTGAACCTTTGACCTGAACCTGTAAGAGTATAGTTACGAGTCCCAGCCACTGTAGATACTACAATGGTAGAGCTTAGAGCATTCCAATCGAAGGCATCCTCAACCTCTCTCTTAGAATCATTAACCCATACACCTACAAGGTTTGAGTAGTCAGTATCAGTTACAGATGTAACAGTAGGCTCACGCAAGCGTCTGAGCACATTGTTCACAACGTCTAAATACGTAGCCATTTGTTATGTCCTTTACTTCTTATTTCTACCAGTTTTTCTCTTAGCTCTATCAGCTTCACTCAAAGCAATCGCAACTGCTTGAGTTCTAGACTTCACCACAGGGCCACCCTTACCGCTGTGAAGAGTACCTTCTTTGTACTCACCCATAACCTTCTTCATCTTATTCTTATATGTTCTTTGACCACGTGTAGGCATATTCATATATTACTTAACTCCATTAAATCTGTTATCAATAGCTAACCAAATAGCTCCGAAGAAAGCACCTATGATAATGATAGGCTTCACAGCTTTAGCGATCCACTCAAGCACTAGGAAAGCACCTGAGGCAGCGTTAAAGGCTTTGATTACATCTTGTGTATTCTTCTCTATGTTGTCTACCTTGGACTCTACAGCCAGTAAACGCTCATAGATGTGTTCGTGAGTGACTGGCTCGTCTACCATGTTTATGCTGCACTCCAAGGCAAAGCAGGAGTCACCACAGGCGGGTTAATCTGCGCTTGCAGTTGAGCCTCTACAGCCGCTTCAGTGTCTTCTTTTGAGACCCCATTAGCCCATACCCAACCAAGGACTTGCTCTTGCGTAAGTTGGTCGTATGGAGTAAATGAGCCAGTAGGTGATGGCACTGAGCAAGTGCTGTAAACAGAAGCGTTATATGTGCCGTCTGTTCCTGCGCAAGTCCAATGCACCACAATTACTGTGTCAGGGTTTTGCTCAGTTGTTGAGCAGTTCATTGCTGAGATGCTCCAGTTTATTGTCGTAGTCATGATATTTTCCTTTTAAAGATTAGCGGCAGAAAGACGCTGACGTAGTGATTCAATCATTGCTTGTTGTTCTTGCATTGCTTTGATGAGCATTGGAACAAATACGCTGTATTTCACAGATTTAGTTGTAGTGCCAAGGTCATTGCCTTCTGCGTCTCTGTCAGGTGATTCATCAATCATTGATGGAAATACAGTTTCCAACTCTTGAGCAACAACACCCAATTGCTTTGTTGTATCGCCAATCATGTTGTAACTACGAACCTTGACTTGCATAAGGTCAGCAAGTTTTGGTGATGCGTCAACGATGTTTTCTTTCAGTTTAATATCTGAAATTGCGCCATAGCTGTTGTTAGTGTTAGTGACATTCCCAGAATCTGCAATTCTAAATTTTGTTGTTGGAGTGCCATTATTGCAATCTAAAAAATAAAAAGTATTGTTTGTCGTTGTATTGCCGCAGGTAACTGCCAACACTGTGCTACTAAAAGACGCATTAGAATTTCTAATAAATGCGCTTGGAGATGTTTCAGCATCATTTACTAACTCATGGTATGTACCAGTACTACCAATATAAGAACCAGCATTGCTTGCTTTAAAGTAACCGCCTGACGTTATTCTGGCTCGTTCTGCGCCTGCGGCATTGTCATAAATTGCAAACTGATTACCTCCTTGCGTTGTAAACAAGGTGTAGTCAGCAGATGCGCCAGCCTTCATCCGAAAGCCAGAACTTGTTCCTGTGCCTGTTGTTTCAGCAAGGTAGTATGTCGTTGATGCTGTTTTTGCGTGTACTTGTTGTGTTGGTGATGTTTCGCCAATTCCAAGCCGCCCACTTGCATCCAGAGTCATCGCCTGAGTAAAGGAGATAGCAGAACCAGCCGCATCAGTTCCCGCTACTGCCCAAATGTGCTTCCCACTTGATGATTCCTGCTCATAAGATGTCGCATACCCTGATGCAATTCGTTTATTGCCACCACCAAAATATCTATTGCTAGTAAGATAAGCTGTGCCGCTGTAATTCCAAAAAGCAGATGTTGCGCCAACTTGCAGTACAGTGCCAAGAGTCCAAGCACTCGGAGTAACTCCCAAGCCGAGGTTGCCTGAGGAGTCGATGTTTACATAAGTGCTTGCGCCGGACTGTGCCGCAAGAGAGATACCCGCAGAACCGCCAATAATCTTTAGCTGATTGTCAGCAGAACGCAGGAACATTCCTGTTGTGGGGAATGTGCTGGAGCCTTGCAAGTTTATTGCGCCATTTACATCCAACTTGTAAGCAGGCGAACTTGTACCAATACCCAACCCTGTGCTGGTCAGGCGCATTTGTTCGGAGCCAGATGCGCCTATTCCAAACTGCAAAGAGCTTGTGTTGTCAGACTGAATTCGTGCATATTCTGTGCCACTAGCATTTGCGCCAAATACCAAATTTCCAATTCCGTCTGAAGCCCTGCCATGAATACCAATTGCTTGTCCCGCACCACCGCCAGTAACTTCTAACTGTGCGCCAAATAAAGACGATGTTTGATTAATAGATAACCTATTATTGGCATCAAACGTCAGCGCAGACCCAGTAGCCAATGCACTTGTAGAGCTTGCGTAGACAACACCGCCTGATGTGAATGATGTTAGGTTTGTACCGCCATTGGCAGTAGGTAGTGTTCCTGTTACTCCAGTTGTCAAAGGCAAACCAGTTAGATTCGTTGCAACTCCAGATGTAGGAGTTCCCAATGCTGGTGTCACCAATGTCGGAGAAGTCGCAAAGACAGCAGAGCCTGTTCCTGTCTCATCAGTTAAGGCAGAACGTAGATTAGCTGAACTAGGAGTCGCTAAAAAGGTTGCTACACCTGTTCCTAGACCTGATACACCTGTAGAGATAGGAAGACCTGTAGCGTTTGTTAAGGTTGCGCTAGTGGGTGTTCCAAGGATAGGAGTAACTAGGGTAGGAGAGGTAGCAAAGACTGCTGATCCTGTTCCTGTCTCGTCTGTCAAAGCACCCAAAAGGTTAGCGGAACTGAATGAACCCAAAGAGGTAGCATTGCCAACAGAAGTGACTGCACCTGTTAAGTTAGCGTTAGTAGTGACGTTACCCGCAGTTAAGCCAGAAGCAGTGCCTGTGATGTTTGTGCCTACCAAGGCTGATGGAGTGCCTAGAGCAGGAGTAACTAAGGTGGGTGAGTTGGCAAACACCAAAGCACCAGAACCTGTTTCATCTGATACTGCGGAAGCTAGGTTGGCAGATGATGGAGTTCCAAGGAACGTAGCCACACCAGTACCAAGACCAGAAACGCCTGTTGAGATCGGCAAACCAGTTAGGTTAGTAGCCACACCAGAAGCAGGAGTTCCCAAGGCGGGAGTCACCAGAGTAGGGCTGTTTGACAGAACTACAGAGCCTGTACCAGTAGATGAAGTTACGCCTGTACCACCTTGCGCTACAGATAGAGCTGTGGTAAGACCTGACAGAGAGGTAATATCACTGTTAGCTCCACTGGCTGCAGCACCTAAGTTACTACGAGCACCTGCAGCTGTGGAGGAGCCTGTACCACCATCGGCAACTGCTAAGTCTGTAATACCAGCTATGGAGCCACCTGTGATGGCTACAGCGTTAGCTTCCTGATTACCTAAGGAACCTACAAGCTTAACAACAGCTGCACTGTTATCCTTGGTATAGATTTTCTTATCGGTAACGTTAACAGCTAACTCACCCTTAGTTAAGTCACCTACTACAGGTACTGCTGAGGCTGTGCTGCTATTCTTGGTAATGATTGTGCTTGCCATTAATTAAGCTCCGTATTGTGAAGTGTACCAGTCACGTAATGGCGAGGCGACATCACGAGGGACTGCTGGAAGAAGGCTGTTATAGTTCTGCTGTATTCTGGTGAAGTAATCATCTGTGTACATTGGAGGAGTCTGTGTAGGCAGTGCACCTATAACTGGTGTTGGAGTGCCTTTATTAATCAAGGAAGACGTACCAAACAAACCTAAACTAGCTTTTAAAATATTAATTATCTGCTCATCAGTTAAACCTAACTCATTAGTTTTCTTATCAGGAGGAGTAGTAGGTGTAGTAGTTGTGGTAGGTGGAGGAGTAACCGTAGGAATAACCGGAGGTAATATTACAGGAGGAGGTTCTTTAGGGGTTGTAACTGTAACTGTAGGGACTGTGGGGACTGTTGGAGTAGTAACCACTGGAGGAGGAGTAACCGTAGGGATAACTGGAGGTAATATTACAGGAGGGGCTAAACTAGGTGTTGTAACTGTAACTGTAGGGACTGTTGGAGTTGTTTTATCATCAGTTTTTGATGGTGTTGTTGTTGTTTGTGCGGTAACAGGAGGAATGGCTGTAGATATTCCTGAAAGAGCATTCACAAGAGCTGTATTTGTATTATCACCAGACATTAAGCCTGTGTTTCCTGTGATTGAAACAGTAGGTAAGGCAGCTGGTGTTGTTGCTAAACTACTTAACACACCACCTGTATTGATAGGAGGCTGAGCTGTAGCACCTGTAACAACTAAGTTATCTGTTGTTGTTGATGTAGGAACAGAAACAGCAGCAGGTGTTGATGCTATTGGAGTTACGGGTGTAGTAATTGAAGCTATGGCACGATCTACAATAGCTTCGTTGTAACCACCAGCAGTCAAGGTATCAGCAATCTGAGTTGTAGATAAACCTTGCTTAGCTAACTGCGAAGCATCTGCAATGGCAAACTGACGTTCTGTAATGCCGGGGTCTGTTATGGAGCCTGTACTTAAATAGTTATTTAATGCTGAACCACCATAAGCACCTGCACCACCTAGTAATGCAGCATTAATAATATCTTGTGTACTACCACCTGCAATGGCACTTGTACCGCCTGAAATAGTAGCACCTGTAAGACCTGCTAAAGTTGATCCTGTAGCACCTGTTAAGCCTCCTAGAAGACCTGTAATACCGGGTAAACCTATAGTTGAAGCTGCTAATCCAATGACAGGAGCTGCTGCAGCTAACAAACCACGATCACCACCACCAGCAAAAGTACCTGTATTTACAATCTCACCTGTAAAAGGATTATATGTTTCCCAAATAGCTGGATTATCTGGATTAGTACGAGTTAAATATGTTAATTCAGGCAAAGCAGCAATTTGTGCCTCAATGTCATCGCCTTCAATGACTCTATTACGTGTTGTTGAGACTGCCATACTTATTCGCCTTTTCTGTATAACTCAAACGTGTTGATAGTATTCATTGTAGAACCAATCTCAGACGTAGCACGAACTTGATCGCCCTCTTCAAGCACAATATAAGCACCATCGTTAAACTTAATAAACTGAGTGGGGCTTAGGACATAACCATCTAATACGTAAACCTCAGTTGCTGCACTTGAGTCATACCACACAACATCAATAGATTTATTATTACCTGAATGGTTTACAACGTAACAAAGAGGCCACCTAGCATAGTAACCAGTGGGTACTGTGAAAATAGTAGTCTGCGTTGCTGCAGTAAGAACATTACCCGTCGATACTGGTTTCATCTTGCTTTACTGTTTTCTTAGTTACTTTAGGAGCTTCAACTACTTCTATTACCTCAGTGTAACCACTATGCTTCTTCATCTCAGCAATCTCATGCTCTTGGAAAAACTCTACCGTGTTACCTGATTGATTACATTTAAATTTCATGTTGATAAACCTTTCTGATGTACTATACTTAATACATTAAAAAGGCTCCCACGCCTCTTGAGCATGGGAACCTATCTAGCTATTAAGCTGGAACCACGAGGGCAACGCCACCGTAGTTACGCAACTCAGAGCAACCGTACAAAGTATCAGCAGTGAACAATGTACCGAGGTACTCTTGTTTGTACTGAGTCTGTGAACGGACACCAACTTGCTCAACCAACACCATAGAGTCTTTGTGAGCCATCAAGCACACACGACCAATGTTAGTACCAGAGCCGTCAGCAGCGCTGTTAGCGTAGCCAGCGTTAGATGTAACATAAACTGGCACACCGTAGATGTCACCAATCATACCGTTACGGATGCTGTTAGCAGTGCCGGCTTCACCAACGCTGTTGAAGGTTGTGAACTCAGACAAACCCAAAATGGTGTTACGCACTGAAGGAGGGATCAAGAAGAAACGATTGTCCATAGGAACATCGCTGTCATCAAGACGCTGAATTGTACGACGAATACCAGCAGCTGTCAAAGCTGAGGCGTTACCAGCACCAGAGGAAGC